ACGGAGGGGCCTCGCACACCCCCAGAAACCTAAAGGAAAACATCATGCCTACACTTACCGGAACTGCTCACTGGGCCAAGGTACACGAAGCCGCCAATAGCCCGAAGTACCCCGACAACTACCAGTACTCAGTCGATATTGGTCCGTTGTCGGTTGACGACATTGCCGAACTGACCGCCCAAGGTCTGGCCGACAAGATCGTCCACGATCATGCGAAGAAGGATTACACCCCGTGTATTACCTTCAAGCACCCGCCGGTTGTCTGGGAAAACAATCCCGACGATCCCGACGGTGATCGGATCGAGGTTCCGTTCGAGCCTCGTGTTGTTGACGCCGAGATGAACGCCATTCCGAAGAGTACCCTCATCGGTAACGGCTCTACGGTGAACGTGGTGTACTTCGCATCACACTCCAAGAAGTACGGCACGACCTCGGCCCGTTTCAATGCGGTTCAGGTTGTTGATCTTGTGCAGTATGCAGGGTCAGCACCAGACCCGATGGCTGAACTTGCAGCAATCGGGAACGGGGCATCGTTCTCCGCCTAGTAGTCCGGGTCCGGGGGTACCCGTTATCCACCCCCACCTAATTCAGAGGAGGCAGTACCATCAAACGTATCGAAGACATTCCACAAGACCTACAGATGATGTTCGATCTGGGGATCACCGACCCTAATCCCCGGAACGTCGAGACCATGCTGTCGGATATGCGCGAAGCTGTTCTTCGATCTATCTCCGAACCGGCCAAGAAACCTAAGACACTTCGGATGTCGAACATGGGACGGCCCGACCGTCAGCTATGGTACGACATCAACAAGCCGTCACCCAATTCTGGAATGCCGTACAGTCTACGCATCAAGTTCCTGATGGGCCATCTGATGGAGGCTCTGATCCTGTTTCTGATCAAAGAGGCAGGGCACTCGGTCGAGGACGAGCAGCGCGAGATCGAGATCGGTGGCATCAAGGGACATATGGATGCCCGTATCGACGGGGTCGTCACCGACGTGAAGACAGCGTCCCGGTACGGTATGAAGAAGTTCGAGGATGCCCTGACCCTTGCCATGGACGACCCCTTCGGATACATCGGGCAGATCAGCGGCTACGCACAGGCGTGTGGTGATGATCGTGCTGCCTTCCTTGCCATCAATAAAGAGTCCGGTGAGATTCAAATCTGCACCGTCTCTGGCAACCACATGATCAATGCAGAGGAGCGGGTCTCCCATGTCAAAACCGTCCTGTCTTCTGATACGCCACCTGCTCGATGTCACGATCCGGTCCCAGACGGGAAGTCGGGCAACCTCGGACTGGCGAAGGGTTGCACGTTCTGCGACCACAAAGTTGAATGCTGGGCCGATGCAAACGGCGGCGCAGGACTCCGAGGATTCCGATACGCCAACGGAGTGAAGTACCTAACCCATGTAGCAAAGACACCAAATGTCGAAGAAGTCGTCCGGTAGAGGACATTGGAAGAACCCATCACGACTACGACTCGACCCGGATAACTCCTTCGGCTTTGTCTATCTTATTGTCAATCTTCTGACAGGCCAGAGATACATAGGCAAGAAGCAGTATCACCAGTATCGAAAGGGTGTGCGGACACGACCATCAGACTGGCGTACCTACACATCCTCATCACGTACCCTCAACGAAGATATCAATCGACAAGGCAAGTGTAACTTTCATTTCGAGATACTTGCCGAGTTCAATACAAGAGGCGGACTGGTCTACGGCGAGACGCATCTTCAGCATGTCTGCAATGTCCTAACAGAGGAACTAGAAGACGACGAACGACTGTTCTACAATCGATTCATCGACAAAATCCGGTTCATCCCGAAGGAGTTCATGACGGCCAAGCAAAAAAAGAAAGTTATGAGCCGTGTCCTCGAAGATTTCCGTTGACCTCGAAGAGAAGTTAGAGGTATTGTCAGATACACCTGCCGGTGATCCACACCGGCTCCTCTTCATGGCCGTTATCTTTCAGGCCATGCTCGACGCAACCAAACCAGAGGCAGAGAATGAGTCAGCAGAAGCAGTCCTCGAACGGAACAGGGCACAGGCGTGGCTCTTCGCAACAACGGGAGTTACAGCAACAGACTTCATCACCGTCTGCGATCTGGCCGGGATCGACTACAGTCATGTCCGGTCCTTTGCCCATCAGGTCATCAACACAGGCGAAGTCAGCTTCATCAGAAAGAAAATCAATGCCATCCTCAACCACAGTTAAATCAGACGGCTGGTCCACCAGCTACTACGAACTACCACCCGGCGCAGCTGAACTACAAGACCTGATCGAGTATCGGGAGATGAACTTCAGCGTCGGTAACATCTTCAAGGCATGTTACCGTCTGGGCCGTAAGGACGGGGCGACAACGCTCTACGACCTGAACAAAATTAAGTGGTACGTCGAGCGTGAGATTGCCCGACTGGAGAAAGAACAACGGCAGGGTCAGTTCGAGTTCCGGGAAGAGTATCTATGAAGCAGGTCAACGGCCTCTGGCTCCCGGATTCAGACACACACTTTGCCGGTCCTGATTATGAGATCGGGACACGGCGGGTAGCCTTCGGCCTGACCAAGCATCGGCGTCTGGCCCTCGACGTCGGTGCCCATGTCGGCATCTGGACACGACACCTTGCCGAGGAGTTTGACACGGTCTGGGCGATGGAGCCTAACCCTGAGAACTTTGATTGTCTTACCCGTAACACCGACGATCTCGACAACGTGGTACTCCGCAACGAAGGTGCATCGTGGACAGACGACATGATGACACTGGTTCACAACAGGAAGGGCAACTCCGGCATGTGGTCACTAGCCGCGCCGGGGCAGAAGGCAGACGGAACTGCCTACTTCGTCAAGGTTGTCACCATTGACACACTCGACCTTCCCGAACTAGACTTCCTGAAGATCGACGCAGAGGGACACGAACCTGCCGTATTGCGCGGGGCAAAGGACACCATCGAACGCCACCGTCCTGTCCTCTGCCTTGAGGTGAAGGGTAACGGCGTATCGTACGGAGCAGTGGCTGATGCTATCAACATGGCCCTGTCATCTTTTAACTTTGACTATCATCCGCACCGCGTAGGTTCGGAGATCATCTACACACCGGCATAGCATGGCAAAGAAAGTAGAAACCCGAGTCGTACAGACCAAGACAAAACGTCGGACATTTCCCGCAGGACATCGCCACTCGAAAAAGATTGGCCGTCGCTCGACAATCGCTCGAAAGCGTGGTAAGTACTAACCTTCACTAACTCATCGGAAAACTATGCAAGTTACTCTCATAAACTCAATGGGCAACGATAAAACTGTTGTCGATGCTGCGCGTGTGTCGTTTGCCAAGACGGCAGACAACTACACAGAAGCCCAGAACGAGAAGCTGATCCAGTATCTGGCACGGCACAATCACTGGACACCTTTTGGTCACGCACAGGCAACCTTCCATATTGAGGCACCCATCTTCGTTGCCCGACAACTCGTCAAGCATCAGGTCGGACTGGTCTGGAACGAGGTGTCACGTCGATACGTGGACGACCCGCCTCGCTTCTTCAGTCCGTCCTCGTGGCGTCCACGATCTCAGGACAAGAAGCAGGGATCGGACAAGCACGACATGATTCCTGATATGCGTCAGGCGTGGAAGGTGTATGAGTCAGCGATCCACAACATCAGTAAGACCTACGGCATCCTGCTTGAGATGGGTGTCGCCCCGGAACAGGCCCGGATGGTACTGCCGCAGTCGATGATGACTGAGTGGTACTGGACCGGAAGTCTGGCGGCGTGGTCTCGTGTCTGCCGCCTTCGAGTCTCCGACGATGCACAGGCCGAGACAGAACGTATTGCTCTGGATATCAGTCGTGAGATGAAACAACTATTTCCCGTATCATGGGCAGCACTGGAGGAAAATAATGGCTGAACCACAGGACTATCTCAAAAGCAAATTGGCGAGTCAGCGGCTCGTGCATAAAATCAAAAATTACTATGCCGACCGTGGTACTCCTAACGTCCGTGTCTGGGTGGAGGAAGAAACAGTTGGCCGTCAGAAAATCTATCAAGTCAGGTCTAACCTGCGCTTCACCGTGCCGGAGATAAACTAATGTTGTCCAACCACCTACCCACCCAGTACCAGCAGTTCATTGCACTGTCCCGCTATGCCCGATGGCTTCCCGAGGAGGGCCGTAGAGAGACGTGGTCTGAGACGGTGGATCGTTATGTAGACAACGTCGTTGCACGTCGGATCGACGACGAGGCTGTGATAGAAGAACTGCGCGAGGCTATCCTGTCACTGTCCATCATGCCGTCGATGCGTATGATGATGACTGCCGGACCTGCCCTAGACCGCGACAACACTGCCGGATACAACTGCTCGTACCTTGCAGTGGACGACATGAAGGCGTTCGAT